GGTAGCTGGGGCAGCGCCGCCTGGGCCGGCGAACCCCGGACCCTACACGCATCACTGGTCGCTTGCCGATCTCTGGCATGTGCGAGGCAAGAACGGCACCCCGACCGGCTTCACGGGCAACGAACCGGATGCCAAGGCTGAGGCGGATCGGTTGAACAGCGCCGAGTCGCCGCATCATGATGGCCCGGGGGTGAATGAGGCTTCATTGCCAGTCACGCCAGAACCCCCGACGCCTGTAGAGACAAATGTCGGCACCCTCCCCGCCCCCGCCGCACCCTCCCGTTAGGCCCGGCAGGAAGCCGCTGATCCGCCCGACGTCCCGCGTCGGGCAGTCTTCGCAGCCGAAGGAGACGCGTCGGGACTGGTCACACGGGCACCGACTCGGAGGTGAGTTCGTTCCTGCCAAACCGCCAGAGAAAGCGGCCGTCTGACGGAAGGATATTGCCGATGAAGTTTCGTATGAGCGCTGCCTTATGGGCAGCGCTTTTTTTGTTTCCGGCGCACGCCTTCGCGCAAGGTGCCGTGCAGCAATCCGGGGCAGTGACGCCCGGCGACGCGGTAAAATGGGTCTATAATGGCATCATTGCCGACGCCGGCACCGCTGCACTCCAGCAATACGGCAGCGTCACGCCCGGTCATGCGGCGGCCTGGATCAGCAACCCATTGACCGGGATCACCCAGCTCGGCGACGCCGGCACTGCTGCTGCGCCGGTCGTCACATCCCTCGGCATCATCGGTTCCGGCACGCCGTTCTGCGTGTACGATGCGCCAGTCGCGTCGCCGAATCACGAAGAATGCTTCGGTGTCAGCGGGACGATCGCGACGATCACCGCCGCGGCGAATAACGGCGCGTCTCTGACCGGGCTACAGTTCCTGGTGGGTGGCAACACCATCACGGTGCCGATCACGACCGGCGAATTGCTCAATGGAATCTCGGGCATCAATGGTCTGGCCGTCGGTGGCTCGGCCCCCGCGCCGACGATCGGGTTGGCCTCGATCTCCAGCCCGCAAATCCTCGCCAACATCACTGGTGTTGCCGCGCCACCGGGTCCCACAACGCTGTCGCCGATCCTGGATGCCAGCCTCGGCAACACGCCAGGCGACCTCCCTTACCGGACATCCTCTGCGTGGGGCGTCCTCGGCCCGGGCGCCAATGGTGCGTGCCTGACCTATAGCACGACTGGTCCCACTCTGATCTGGGGTTCATGCTCCGGCTCGCCGAGCAGCGGCACTGTCACCAGCGTAGCGACCAACAACGGCCTGACCGGCGGCACGATCACCACCACCGGCACGATCGGCCTGGCCGCGATCGCCGATGCGGACCTCCTGTCGAACATCTCCGGTGGTTCCGCAGCGCCGACTGCCAATACCCTGACGGGCACGATCGACTATGCCATCGGAAGCGGCCGAGGCTCCCTCATGGAACGAGGGTCCGGCGGCTGGAGCGCGCTCGCTCCCGGCACTGCGAACTATGTCTTCGTCGGCAAAGGCTCCGGCGCCGATCCAGCCTACGTCACCCTGACATCAGAAATCGACGCTGCGTTTGGCAACACGCGCGGGTCGATCCTGGAACGTGGGGCGTCGGGGTGGACGCTGATTGCGCCTGGGACGTCCGGCTACGTGCTGACGTCACAGGGCTCCGGCGCCGATCCGGCCTACGCGACCTCGGCGCCAACATCGACGCAGATCACGACGGCTCTTGGCTACACGCCGGCCACGAATGCGACGATTGGTAGCTACAAGGGCGTTTCTTCGTTTGGGGGCACTGTCACGCTGACGAGCGGCTATTGCGGACAGCTTATCGAGACGACCGGTAGCAGCACCTACACCATCACGCTGCCCTCGCCAGGGGCAAATGCAGCCTGCGTGATGACGTTTATCAATGACTACGCCGTTTCGACCGCGACCGTCACGCTCGCAACGCCATCCGGCGCCTTTCACTATTCGGGCGGCACAATCGGCTCGACGACCACTTTTGCTTCGGCCTGTGGGGGGATGCTGCAAATTGTCAGCGACGGGGCGAATTGGTTCTCCACGTTCACCCAAGGTGGCAACCAGACTTGCGTCGGGGCTGGCGGAGGCTCCGGCGGCGGTGGTGGTGGTGGCGGCGGATGAGCGGCACCGTCCTGACGAGCGCCTCTGTCGTCAACCGGGCCGCAGCACAGATCGGAGCGCAGGCCACGGTTCAGGGCTTGATCCCGAACCTGACTGGCGGCGGCAATGTCAGTACCTATGCCAATATTCTGTACCAAGGCGTGGTGCTGATGATCCTGCGCGAGCAGGACTGGGAGTTTTCCCGAACATCGGCAGCATTGGCGCCTTCCGGCAACGCGCCTCTGCCGCCGTGGCAATACGAGTACCTTTATCCGTCTGATTGCGTGAAAGTGCGGCAGGTAACACCGCAGATCTGGAGTGCGAACGACCCAGTGCCGGTCGAATGGACCGTTGCCGAGCATGCGATCCTGACGGCTCCCACCAAGGTTATCCTGTGCAACGTCCCAGGCGAGACGCTAGTTTATACGACCTCAAACATGACCGAGGCGCAGTGGGATTCGATCTTCGCTGAAGCGGTCGTGCGGCTGCTGGCGTCCGAACTGGCGATGGCGATTGCGGGGCGCCCCGATCTGTCAAAGCAGAAGCTGGGAGAGTCGGGGCAACTCATGTCCACCGGCGGCGGCAAGGACTCCTGATCCATGTATTTTTCCGTGGCTCAGATATGCAACGCCGCGCTGCATCGCATCGGCTATGAGACTGAGATTGGCTACCTGTACGAAGGCAGCACGGCGGCGCGCATCGCGCTTGCCGTGTATGGGCAGACCCGCGACGCATTGCTGCGGTCGAAGGATTGGCCGTTTGCCCGGCAATCTGCGGCGCTGGCGCTCCTGAAAACAGCGCCCCCAGGGGGTTACGGCTACGGCAACCCGTGGACATCAGCCTATCCGCCAGCGCCGTGGATTTACGAATACGCCTATCCCGCGGCGTGCCTCGAAATGCGCTCCGTCCGGCCGACGCCAGTCCTGATGCCGGAATACGATCCGGTCCCGAACATCTTCGTCATTGCTGACGATACCGCCATCCAACCCGCCCCGGCCAAGGTAGTGCTGACCAATCTCCGCAATGCCCTGGCGGTCTTCACGGGTCAGGTGACGGACATGACGCAGTGGGAGCCGATGTTCACCGAGGCTCTGGTCGAGGCTCTGGCGCGGCGATTCGGAGAGGCGCTGGGCGGCAATGCCGACGCGATCAAACTGCAACTCGGCATCGAGGCAGAGACGGCCGCTGCGGCTGATCTGGTGCGCGGATGAGTACCCAGGTTTCCGACATTGCGAATCAGGCACTCGATTCATTCGGACATCCGATGGACCGCCGCATCGGCGATCTGCAAGACGGTTCGGCCGAATCGAAAGTCATCCTGCGCCATTATGGACCGGCGTTGCGTCAAATCTCACGGGCGGCGAATTGGAACTGCCTTCGGAAACGCGCCCAGCTTGTCCTGCTGAACGACGCCACCGGCCAGACCACGAACTGGCAAATCTCGCAAGGCATCAATCCCCCGACGGTGGGCGCCGGCACGATCGGGATGCGGCCCTGGCTCTACGAGTACGCACTACCGACAGATTGCTGCAAGGCGCGGTTCGTACCTGTCTCCTATCAGCCGACTGGACCAGGGGCGCCCCCCGGCAACATCGCGCTGCCGAATGCCCCTTTGATGTCCGGCTTGCAGGAAAACACCCAGTTCGCGCGCCAGGTTCCGGCGCGGTTCGTGGTGAGCAATGACGCGGTGCCGACCTTGGTTGGCGCGGTGACGTCCTGGGCGCAGATACCGGACACGGCGCAGACACTCGGCCAGGGCCTCACGTCGCAGACCGTCATCCTGACCAACCAGAGGTTCGCCAACCTGGTCTATACGGCGCTCGTGACGTACCCAGATCAGTGGGACCCGCTGTTCCGGCAGGCGTTTGTGGCACTGCTGGCGTCGCTCGTGGTGATGGGGCTGACGACGGATCGGAAGCTGGCGACTGCGTTGCGATCTGAGCAGATTCAGGTCTGTAAAATGGCGCTGGAACAGGCGCGGATTTCGGATGGGAATGAGGGAAATTTCAGCAGCGATATCCGGCCAGACTGGCTCCGGATCAGGAATTCAGGGCCTTGGAGCGGCGGCGGGTCGTTGGGTTACGACGGGGTCGGCGTGCTTGGCTATGGGTATGATGCTTGCGCGTTTGGGGACGGTTCTAGCTATTAGGCTGCGGGTCCATCACCACAAAGGATAACCATCCCCTACCATGGCTGAATACGCACTCCAAGGCGCATTCTCGGCGGGAGAGATAGCCCCCGCATTGTGGGGCCAAGTCACCCTGGCCAAATACCACGCCGCCGCAACGACAATGAGGAATGGGTTCTGCAACTATAGGGGAGGATATTATTCGCGCGCCGGCACCGCCATGTGCCTCCGCTCCAAACAGGCATACCCGAATCCGCCTCGCGTTATTACATTCCAGTTTTCAATCAACAACGGCTACTGTCTGGAATTCGGCGACTATTACATGCGCGTTTTCACCAACGGGGCTCCCGTGGTGGATATCAGCGCAACGATTACCGGCATCACCAACGCCAATCCCGGCGTCGTCGCGGCCACCAACAGCTTCAGCAACGGCGACTGGGTGACGCTCGAAGAAGTCGCCGGTATGACGCAGGTCAATGGCTACACCTACATCGTGGCAAGCGCGTCCAGTTCGCATTTCACGCTGACAGACCTGGACGGCAACGATGTCGATACGACCGGTTTCGGCACCTACACATCAGGCGGCACGGCATCGCGCATCTTCACCCTGGTGACGCCATGGGCCGTGACCGACCTGCCGCTGCTGAAGTTCACCCAGTCAGCCGATGTCATGTCGCTGTGCAACCCAAACTATCCGCCGTACGACCTGGGACGCATCTCCGCTACCGACTGGTCGCTCACAGAATCGACATTCGGGGCCGTCATCGCCGCCCCGGCGTCATGCACCGCGACGGCGACCACCCAACCAAGCCAGGCGACGAGTCCGCCGACCCTTCCGGCCGCGTACGCCTATGTCGTGACCGCGGTCGATGCCAAGACCGGCCAGGAGAGCGTCGCGTCTCCGGTCGGCAACGTGACGAACTCCGTCGATATCGCCTCGACGGCCGGATCGATCATCATTAACTGGGCGCCGGTGAGCGGGGCCGGCACCTACAATATCTACAAGGCGCCGACCTCATACAACACGCAGCCCGGCAATACATCCGAAGCCCTCCCGGTCCCGGCCGGGGCCTTGTTCGGATACGCGGGAACATCCTACGGGACGCAGTTCGTCGACAGCAACATCACGCCAGACCTGACTCAGGTCCCACCGGTCCACACCAATCCTTTCGCGCCAGGCCAAATCCTTGAACTGCCGATCCTCACACCAGGGTCGGGTCTGGTTTCGGTCGGCATTACGATCAACACCTCGACCGGCTCCGGCTTCATCGGGCAACCCGTCATCGTCAACGGGCAACTGCTGGCCGTCATCATCCAGAATGCCGGCCTGGACTACGCGCAGACCGATACCGTCACCTACACTGGAACAAGCGGCGGCTTTGCAAGCGGGACAGAGACATTCGTCAGCAATCCCAGTGTGGGCGACACGATCACGCTCAATGGGGTGGAATTCTACTTCGAGACCAACCTGTCCGCCCCAAACCAGTTGCCGATCAAAAGCACGCTGGCGCTCACGCTCGATGCGGCAGTGCCGATCCTCAATGCTTCGGCGTACGGAGCGGTCAGCGTCGCCTCATATACAAACACGGCGACGGTCCTCACGATCACCTACAACACGGCGGGCATCGGGGGGAATACGTACACACTGGCGGCGTCCGTCGCTACGCCGAGCGGGGGCACTCTGACCGGCGGTAGTTCCAGCGGCGGATCGGCAACGGCGCCGACCGGCAGCGTCACGGTGGGGCCGGAGACCGGAACTTATCCTGGATGCGTGGCTTATTACCAGCAGCGCCGGGTCTATGCGTCGTCGAGCAATGATCCCGACACCTATTGGATGTCGCAGCCCGGTTCGTTCCTGGACTTTGATACTTCGATTCCCGTTACCGATGCCGACGCCATCACGGGCACGCCGTGGGCGCAGCAGGTCAACGGTATCCAGTTCATGGTGCCGATGCCTGGCGGCCTCGTCACGCTCACCGGCCTCGGCGCATGGCAGGTGACCGGCTCGGGCGGCTCCGCGATCAATCCGGTGGCAATCACGCCGTCATCGCAGCAGGCGCAACCCCAGGCGTTCAATGGCTGCTCGGCGCAACTCGGCCCGGTCACGGTCGATTACGATATTCTCTACGTCCAATCGAAAGGCTCGATTGTCCTCGACCTGGCCTATAATTACTGGATCAACATCTACACCGGATCAGACCTGACTGAACTTTCCGGCCAGCTTTTCGCCAACTACACGCTGGTGCAGTGGGCGTGGTGCCGCGAGCCATACAAGGTGGTATGGGCCGTCCGGAATGACGGCGCCATGCTGTCGCTGACCTATGTGAAGCAGCAGGAGGTGTATGGCTGGGCACGGCATGACACGCTGGGGCAATTCGTCTCGGTGTGCGCTGTCACCGAACTGCCGGTCGATGCGCTCTATCTCGTGACCGGCCGCCCGACGAACGCACAGGGCGGCGATCCGGTCTATTACATTGAGCGAATGGACAACCGCATCTGGAGCGGCACCGAAGACCCTTGGTGTGTCGATTGCGCGCTGTCCTATGCGATGCCGGAACCTGACGCGACGCTGACCATCACTTATGCAGGACCGACCGCCCCGGCGACCTTTACGGCGAGCGCCGGTGTTTTTTCGGCGGCCAATGTGGGACAGGTGATCCGGGCGGCTGGAGGCATCGCGGTGGTGACGGAATATACGAACGACGAAGCGGTGCAAGGGACGTGGTGTCTGCCGCCAACGCAATTCGTGCCGAACGATCCAAATGGCAACCTGGTGCCCGCAGCGCCCGGCGCATGGACGATGACGGCCCCGATCCAGACCGTGACGGGACTGCTGCACCTCGCCGGGCTTTACGTGACCGGTCTGGCGGATGGCGTTCCCATCACGCCGCAGATCGTCAGCGCAACGGGCTCCATCATTCTTCAATACCCAGCCAGCGACATCAAGATCGGCCTCGGCTTCACCGCGCAGATGCAGACGCCGCGGCTGGAAACGCAGGGCCAGGAAACGATCCAGACGCGACGCAAGACGGTTACGGCCATTACTGGCCGGATCGAGGCGAGTGCGATGCTGCAATACGGCACCAACCAGCCAGACGGCGCGGCGCAGGTGCCCCCGGTCATCGCCCCACCGTGGACCAACCTGACGCAGGTCGTCGATCAGGGCGCGACATACACATCCCCAGGCGGCGCGACGGTGACGACGTTGTGGACCGGCGATCTGCGGGAGCCTGTGCTGCCGAACTGGGCCAAGCCGGGTCAGTTGGCGATACAACAGGTCAATCCGATCCCGATGCAGATAAACGCCGTTGTTCCGGAATTCCTGGAGGGCGACCTGCCGGAAATTACCTACGCGCAGGCTCAGGAGCGGCCGCCGCAACAGCCGCCGCGCGGGCCTGGAAGATGGATGCTCGGATGACCTACGAAATCCGCGCGGCCACCTTGGCCGACATCCGCGCCTTGGTTCGCACCGCCCGGCCGCTGGACCGCGCCGAGGTCGAAGGCTGGGGACTATGCTGGAAGCACACGCTGCACGCTCTGTATCGCGACTCCGCGACGAAGCGCGTCGCCCTGGTGGACGGCGAGGTCGCTGCCATCTGGGGTGTGCAGGGTCCGGTGATGAGTGACGACGCGGCGCCGTGGCTGTTCACCACCCCCGCCGTCGAGCGTGCGAAACTTGCCTTCTTCCGCGAGACGAAACGCGAGATCGAGGCGATGCTGGTCACGCACCGCCGACTGCGGGCCTATGTGCTGGCCTCGTACGAGCAATCGCTGCGCTTCTTTCATGCGATGGGCTTTTCGTTCGGCGACCCAGAGCCGGTTGGGATCAACGGCACGGCATACCGGCTGATGACGTTGGAGCGGCCGGTTATATCCGAGGGTCCGCCGGTCTGCATCTTTACTCTCCCGCGCTCCCGCTCGGCGTGGCTGTCGGTCTTCCTGTCGTTCGGTAACTGGGCATGTTCGCACGATGCGTCGGTACGGATGCGAGGCATGGATGACGTCCAGCGGTTCTTCTCGCGACCCAACGCAATTACCGTGGAAACCGGAATCGCGCCGGGCTGGCGGCTGCTGGCGCGTCGGTTCCCGGAGATGCGGATGGTGGTCGTGCGGCGCTCAATCGAGGAAGTCATCGCGAGTTGGTCTCGCGCGTTCGGTGATATTCCCTTCGATTCGGACAAAATGCGGCGTGTCGTGGTCTATATGGACCGGATGCTGGATCAGATCGCGCGTCAGCCGGGGGTGCGGTCGGTTGCGTTCTCCGATCTGTCAGACCAAGAGACCTGCCGTGCGCTCTTTGAGCACTGCTTGCCGTATCGGATGCCAGATCAGCATTTCAATGCTTTGAAAGATCGCAATATCCAGGTCTCGTTCCGCGACATCATGACATACCGCGCCGCGCACCATGCTGAGATTGACGCTTTCAAGCGCGCGGCCAGAGCCGAACTCCGGCAACTTGTGAGGGCTGTCGCATGAGCGTTGCCGCAACCGCCCTCGCCGTTAGCGCGGTCAGTGCGGTAGTCGGCACCGTCGGCGCGTTGTCATCGGCGAGCGCCGCATCACAGAACGCCAGCTATCAGGCCCAGGTCGCGCGCAATAACGCCATCACGGCGTCGCAGAACGCCGAGTATGCCACCGAGGCTGGGCAGGCGAAGGCAACTGACACGAGCCTTGCGGCGCGGGCACAACTCGGCGCCGTGAAAGCGGCCGAGGGAGCCAGCGGACTGGATGTCGATACCGGATCGCCTGCCGCCGTGCAGCAGACGCAGCGCGAAGTGGGGACGCTGAACACGGAACGCACCGTCGATGCCGCTGCGTTGCAAGCGTACGGATATCGAACCCAGGCAACGAACTATGTGGCTGAGGGGCAGTTGCAGGAGCAGGAGTCCTCGCAGGCGCTGTCGGCTGGTGATCTGTCAGCACTGGGGACCCTGCTGGGCGGAGCTTCGAGTGTGGGGCTGAATTACGCGAAACTGAATAATGCTGGGGTGTTTGGTTCTTCCCAACCAAGCGTGCCGAACTCGGCTGATAACCCAGGCGTCTACATCTAATGCCCCACGTCCCATACAGCCCCGTCTCCGATGTCCCGGTCGCAGCGACGCCGCCCGAGGATTATCAGCGCATCCAGTCCAGTCCCGCCGACTTCGGCGGTCTGATTGGCGCTGCCGAACAGCGGCTTGGGGCTGAGGGAGAGGAAGCCGGGAACAATCTCGCGCAGGCCGCAGAGATCAGGCAGCAACGATTCAACCAGATCGCCGGCGACGACGCTATGAACAAGTTCATGGAGCAGGGTGACGCGCTGACCTACGGCAATCCGAATGACCCCACGGCGCCAAAGGGACTCTATTCGCTGAGAGGCGCCGAAGCGTTGAGCGCCGGCCCCGAGGTGACACAGAAGATCACGCAGTTGCGGGAGCAGATCAAAAGTGGACTTCAGAACGACGCGCAGCGGCTGCAATTCGATCAGCAATCCAACCGTTACTATCAGTACAAATCGGCAGAAATCAGCCGTCATCTCGACCAGCAGGCTGATGTGTACGGCACAGCCACGACCGAGGCTGGTATTGCCGTCGCTGCATCGCAAGCCGGTAATACCTGGAACTCTGATGAAGCGCTGATGCACAATCTCGCTGACGCGCAGCAGTTCTCCGACAAGAACGTCGGACTGCAATATGGCGCCAATCCCGATCCGGCCATCGTGCAGCGGAGCCAGATCATAGCCCGCACCCGCGTCATCAAGGCGGCCGTCGATGGCGCAATGGCAAGCGATCCAACGACCGGCCCGGCTCGTGCTGCCCAGATCGTGCAGAAATTCGGCAATCTGATTGACCCCGGTGTGCGCGAGGAACTCAATCGGCAGACCAAGGCGTATAGCGATCAGATCAGCCTGACAGGGCAGGTGCAGGGATACCTTGGCGGGACGCCCCCGGCACCCGCAACGAAACCCCCAGCCGGTGGCGCCATGCCGTCCAGCACCGACGGTGGTGCGCCGCCTGAGGTTCTGAGTGCCATCCACGGACAGGAACACAGCGGCGCCACCCAGGTCAGCGTCAACGGCGCATCTGGCGAATGGCAGGTAACGCCAGGCTTCTTCCAGCGTTACGCCAAGCCGGGCGAGAGCTACGCCAACGAAGCCGACCGCGCGACTGTGGCGCAACGCGGCCTTGATGACGAATGGAGGATGTACGGCGATCCGGCGCGCGTTGCGGTTGCCTATTTTTCTGGCGATCCGAACGTTGCGCCGCCTGGCAACCCTACGCCGTGGGTCGCGGACCACAAGGATGGCAACGGCATGCCGACCTCGCAGTACGTGCAGGGCTTCCTGGCGCGATTGCAGCAGGCCGGCTTCCACGCCGCCGCACCAGCGCCAGGCTCAACGCCGCCGGTCGCCGCGCCAGGCGTCGCACAACATGACCCGGCCGGCGTGGACCGCCTCGCGCAACTCTACCTTGGCGCCCCGACGCAGGCGCAGCAGCTTTATCCCAACAATCCGATCATGCAGCAGAAATTCGTCCAGGCGGCGCGGCAGAATATCAACGAACTGATGATGCTGCAAAATCGCGACGAAATGGAGCGCGAGAGGCAGCGAAAGGACGCGGCCGAGGGCGCTGCAACGAATGTGCTCAACGTACTGCACAAGGACCCGACCAAGTTCGACCCGGCCCTGATCTGGAACATCCCCGACAACGTGATGACGTGGGAGGAGAAGCAGCATCTGGCCGAGGTGGCGAACTACCAACTGACGCAGGCCGGGATTGATCCGGTGCATCACGCGCCCGGCTATACCTCCGTGCTGGCCGGGATCACTGCCGATCCGGACGCGCCTAATGCCGTCCATTCGCTGCGGGATATTTGGAGCCGGGCCGGTGAGGGTGGCGATCTCAACCGCCGTGATGCCGCCGAGTTGGCGACGATCTTCACGCAGGTTCACAAGGACCCGGACTACGCGACGATCAAGACGCGAGAATCATCGATGCTGGAATTTGCCAAGCGTCGGCTGACGTTCCCGGATGTGAACTTGGCCCCCGGCTTCCAGATCGTTGATCGTGCCGGGCAGGACATTTTCAACGCGCAGTTCGTGCAGACCTATTTGCCGATCGTGGACCGGGCGGTGGCGAGCGGGAAGCCGGAAGAGATCGAGAAGGTGCTGAATGAGGACTATGTGACGAAACTTGCGGCCGGCATGCGCAGCCAGAAGCAGATCGACGAGGCGCGGCTGTCGGCAACAGGGATGGCGCC